CCCGACTCAGCAAGTGTTCCGTCAACATCAAACAAAAATAATGTTGACGACCTATCAACGTTTTCTGTCATTTATGCAGTCAATTACAATATATGTATATAGATTTTATACGTATATTGTTTAGTTATATTATTTACTTATCCTCCTTATCGCCACTTTCCTTATCAGCACTCTCATCAATAGACTTTAAAACTTGTCCAAGACCCTTATCGGTATCCTTTGACATGACAATATTATCTCCCTCAAACAGCTCAGAACGAATGTCTGCAACAGAAACAACATCATTCTTAGAAAGAACCTCTTCTTGTGTATTCTTACCAATATTAACAAGATTACCTTCATCATCAATATCCTGTGTAAGAGTTGTGCCGGTCTCCTGTGCCTTACGAACATTCTCTTCAATAGCTGAACGACGACTATCTTTTAGTCTCTTATCAAACTGTGCCTTTGCAACTTCTTGGTTCTTATTTTTCTCATGCATTAGCTGATTAAGCTCATCTTCCATAAACTCAACTCTTCCAGTCTTGTATGCATCTGGCTCCCATGGCATCCACATACCAACGGGGCCAACAAAAACATCATGATTAGGGTCAATCTCGCGCAACATCTTACAGCGTAGCTCGGCCTCATCCTGTGTAGGATAAGTTCCTCTCACCTTTAGTCCACGAACAGACGTCTGAAAAGTACACTCACGATTAAACTCTTCTTGCAACTTGTCTTCCTGACTGTCCAAAAAGTTCTTATAATCATTCTCAAGATTTCCTCCCTTCAAATTATCAATCTCTTCTTTCGCAAACTCAGTAAAATCCTGAAGAAGCTCTTCATTGGAAAGGCTATACTTGAAAGAAAGAAAGTTAAGAAATTGATGATATTTTTCCATACCTTTAGAAAGTTCATAATTATTTAGAAACTTTGAAAACATAAACGTTTCCTTCTTCTTTAAAAGATGCTCGGGTGAAATAAAAGACACGCATACAAACTTTTGATTTGCAATTGGTTTATCTTCATCCAAAACATCAACGTAAGTGGGATTAGTTGACCCATCTGCATTCATCTTTTTAGTAAAACTGCTTGTGTCGCCTGACATTCCTGAAGAACTCATAATACAAATATGTTAGTTTTTGTATTTAAGTCATTTATTTAGGGTTCTTTAATAACGGCATTTATATGTATTAATTAACAATATAACATAAATTATTTTTCTCAATATTTAGTATAATCAATCAGTATGTTTGACGTTGCTGAATTAATTAAACGCGTTATTAAGTATCTTGTTGAGGGTATGATGGTTGCCATTGCTGCCTATGCCATCCCCAAGCGTTCTCTTAACATGGAAGAGATTGCTCTCCTTGCTCTTACCGCCGCCGCCACCTTCAGCATCTTGGATACCTACGTTCCTACCATGGGTGTTACTAGTCGTTCTGGTGCTGGTTTCGGTATTGGTGCTAACCTTGTTGGTTTCCCTGGAGGACTATAATCATAACCAATATCTGATTTTATTCTAATGTAAATTATTGTCATTTGTCTATACAAGTGACAATAATTATCTTAATTTATACCTTATATAGTTGCAATAAACTCCCAGTCGAGTTCATCGCAAATCTTTTTCCATATGGAATCTTGTTCAATCAACTTTTCACGGTCTTTTAGCATTGGAATATGAACCAAAAAATGTGTCTGGTCTAAAAGCTCAAACAACTTATATAAAACATAATAATAATGTAAAAAGTTGACACGATAATCGGGGCAGTGTTTTGCATAAGGATATTGTATTTCCATAAAGAAATTACACAGGGTCTCTTCTAAGTCTTGACTGATAACCACGGGTTTTATACCAAGTTTATTCTTTATAAAGTTTATGTGTTCGTAATACTTATTGTAACCCAACTTTTTTAACAGGTCTTTACACTTATAATAAGATAAATCGTGTATCTGAATACGCTCCTTTTTGATTTGTGACTGCAAGTCTTCAATAACTTGTTCTGGTATTTGCGTAGTTTCTTTTCCTTGAAACTGAGATAAAATTTCTTTAAAATGGTTTATCTTCTTGTATGCATAAAAACATACTTCCTTGGGTGGTTCTTTATAGGAAGGCTTATCATTTTCAACAAGATATCGAACATTATAATGACATTTATTGCAAATCATTACACCTTCATCTTCAATAGGAATAAGTTCACCACTTCTACACTTTTGACATATATCAGTAGAATAAATATAATTTCCAACATCCAAAAAAGCATTATCTACATTGGACAAGTATTCGTGAATAATATTTTTATTTGTTTTCTCGACATTTTTCTTAGTTTCTTCGTTTTCATCTTTTATCTTGAAAAAACTATTCAGTTTTGAAACATTTTTATTATCTTCTTCTCCTTCTGCAATACTTTTTTTATTCTCAAAATATCCAAATACATATTTTGAATTATCCAACAAATAGTTTACGCGTTTCTTCTTTAATTGCTTGACTTTTGTTGTTACTTCTTTCAGTCTATCTTTTCTGTCAAGATGTTGTTCTAATCGCGTTCCTCCCTTAGGAACATGTCCCTTATGTAATTTGTCTATTATTTTTTTCTTTTCTTCACCCAGATCATCAACTGTAGTAGTGTCTTTTTCAAACTCTTCTAAAAACTCACTGTGTTTGCTGTCTAACGTAACAGTACTTTTTTGATCAATGATAATTTTTTTAGTAGTTTTGGGTTTAAACGAAGGCATATAGATAAAAAATTAAGAAAGATAGGTTGTTATTATTATTAGTAGAAATCACTTTATTTAGTATTTTTCTTATTAAATATATTTTATTTCTTTGTCTATAGAAGTTTTTGATATCTAGCATTTTTTATAGATTAAGCTATTTATAAAAGAATAAAGTATTTTTTCAAAATAGTTATCGTTTATCATATAAATTAACTAACCACCTTTTTACCATGGATGTATCTTTAAACTTATCAGAAAATATTCAGATAGACAAAAAAACATTCTTGAAAATGAACTTTTTATACAACGCGATTAATGAAGGATGGACTGTTACCAAAAACAAACAAAAATATACGTTTATAAAATCTCATAACGGCAAAAAGGAGGTGTTTTCTGATGAATACCTAGATATTTTCATAAAAACCAATCTCACAATTAACCGTAAAAATAAGTAATTTAGCGTAAGGTTAAAATATTTTTTTCTTTAGAGATAGTATAATCATGGGAGGCGGACTTATGCAACTCGTAGCCTACGGCGCTCAAGACGTCTATTTGACTGGAAATCCTCAAATTACCTTCTGGAAGGTTACTTACCGCAGATACACCAACTTTGCCATTGAGTCTATTGAACAGACCTTCAATGGACAAGCTGATTTCGGCCGTCGTGTGACTTGCCCTATCAGCCGCAACGGTGATCTTGCCTACCGTACCTACCTTCAGGTCACTCTTCCTGAGATCAACCAATCCATGGGAACTGCTGCTGCCCAACAGGTCTATGCCCGTTGGTTGGACTTCCCTGGAGAGCAGTTGATCTCCCAGGTTGAGGTTGAGATCGGTGGACAGCGCATCGACCGCCAGTATGGTGACTGGATGCACATCTGGAACCAGCTCACCATGGCCTCTGCCCAGGAGTCTGCTTACTTCAAGATGGTTGGTAACACCACTGGTCTTACCTTCATCACCGACCCTGGTTTCGCCGATGTTGATGGTCCTTGTGACTCCAACGCTCCTCGTCAGGTCTGTGCCCCTCGCAACGCCCTTCCCGAGACCACTCTTTACATTCCCCTTCAGTTCTGGTACTGTACCAACCCTGGTCTTGCCCTTCCTTTGATCGCTCTTCAATACCACGAGGTCAAGATCAACCTTGACCTTCGCCCCATTGACGAGTGCTTGTGGGCCGTCACCGAGCTCAACTGTGGTTCCAGCAATGCCGCCGTCGCCAAGACTGCCACCATTGCCTACAACCAGTCCTTGGTTGCCGCTTCCCTCTACGTTGACTACGTCTTCTTGGATACTGACGAGCGTCGTCGCTTCGCCCAGAACCCCCACGAGTATCTCATCACCCAGCTTCAGTTCACTGGTGACGAGTCCGTCGGTTCTTCTTCCAACAAGATCAAGTTGAACTTCAACCACCCCGTCAAGGAGCTCATCTGGGTTGTCCAGCCCGACGCTAACGTCGACTACTGCTCTTCCCTTATCTGTAACTCCACCCTTTTCAAGCTCCTCGGTGCTCAGCCCTTCAACTACACTGATGCCGTTGATGCTCTTCCCAACGCTCTTCATGCCTTCGGATCTGACTGGGGACTCAAGGGACTTCCTGGTTCTCAGGTTAGACAGGACGGTGAGGGCTTCATCAAGGACAACCAGTTCGAGACTGAGCAGTCCAATAACGCCGCTACCTTGGGAGCCGGATTTGTCCTCGATACCCCCTCTGCCGGTGCCACCAACTCTGCCGTCTCTGACGCCGGTTCTTTCGTCCTTGCCGAGTCTTCTTTGGACATGCACTGCTGGGGACAGAACCCCGTCGTTGTTGCCAAGCTTCAGCTTAACGGCCAGGACCGCTTCTCCGAGCGTGAGGGCTCCTACTTCGACGTTGTCCAGCCCTACCAGGCTCACT